TCAGCTCATACAATTTCGACGGCAACGTATAATCCTAGTACTGGTGTACTAGAACCAACCATTGCAAATCATGGTTTTGTTGCTGGTGAATATGTCAAGTTTGATTTGGAATCAATTACATTCAAATGTGATAAAGATGGATACACTGCTGATAAGGCATATCCAAGATATTCCGATCCATATTTGAATAAGTGGTTGCCAATTTACAATGTTGGTGTCAATACATTCTCTGTATTTGTTGGTGTATCTACTATCGTAAACACACATTGGTTCCAAAGTGCAACTACTGGTGGTCTTAAGAAGGCAAGAGATACCGTTGGTATCAATACTGCATCAATATTATTCACATGTGCTAGAGATAATTACGCAACAGAACACGCCTATCCTCGTCCAGATGATCCAATAGGTGGCAATGTATCTGTTGGTATTGGTTCTACATCTGCCGATACTATAACAATCAATGTGGGTGTATCCACCATAGTCAACTATGGTATTACTACTGCAGCCTATACTGCAAGCTCAGGAATCATGACTGTGTTCTCTAATGTTCACGGATTCAATGGTGCTTTACCAAAGAGTGTGGAATTTGCAACTTATGATGCTGGATCTGGTATTATGACTTGTACAGTTACCAATCACGGAATGGTAACTGGTAATAGAGTTCAGTTTGCAAGAGGTTCCATCAGATTTAGATGTATGATGGATCAAAGAAAGACTATTAAGGATTATCCAAGAAGAAAAGATCCATCTGATCAACAGTGGTTATCAGTCACAACTGTTGATCTTGATAAGTTCAGCGTAAATGTAGGAACATCGCCACTCGTTTATCATAGTCCTACTAGTGGATCATATGATCCTTTCACTGGATTGATGACAATAGACATTGGTTCTCATTCCTTACAGAAAGGAACTGGTGTAAAATTAAAAACAAGAGGATTCAAATTCACTTGTGCCTTAGACAATCATGCGACAAATCACTTCTACCCAAGGGCAAGTGGTATATCTGGCCCAGACCCTGCTTACAATACTTCTGTTAAAATTACTGCTACAACAGATACTACAATTACACTGGATGTAGGTAAGTCATCCAACCAAACAGAACATATTTTTGTTTCTGCATCTGCTAATTCTGTAATAAGTGGTGGTAACTATCTCCATACATTTGAGAACGCAGATCTTAATGGAATGTTGATTGCTAGAGATACTGTTGGTCTTGCAACAAACTCATATACATGGAGATGTTCTCAGGACAACTATGCCACTGATCATTACTACCCAAGAACCACTGATCCAATACACAACGTAGAGGTAGGTATTGTTACTACAACAACAGATACATTTACGATCAACGTAGGTATTACATCTAGAGTCAAGTTCAATGTTACTAACGCTACATATGATGCAAACAGTGGAGTTGCAACATTTACGACTGATTCATCTCACGGTCTATCGACTACAACTGCTGTGGGTTTAGTAACAAATGGATTCGTGTACACATGTGACATGGATCAGAACGCTACTGAACACGCATATCCTAGAACTACAGACCCTGCACATGATACTGCCTTATATCCAATTTCTGTAACTTCTAATAACGTAGCTTTGAATGTTGGTGTTTCTACAAGAGTAGAATATAACATCAATCATGCAGATTACAATGAGTCTATTGGTATCATGACTGCCTTCCTACCAGCAGTTCATGGAATCACAACCGCAGCTGGTGTTGGTAGAAATGTTAAATTGAAAACTGAGTCTATTCTATTCTCATGTTCTCAGGATAACTACGCTACAAAACAGTTTTATCCGAAAGGAGGAGATCCATATTACAATGGTTCACTGATCACTAGAGTTATCAATAACACTACTATTGAAACACAAGTAGGTCCATCTACCACACCTAGTTTCTATAACTCTGGTGGTAAGATTCAAGGTGTTATACTCGCACCTAGACTTAGAAACAACTCTCCTAGTGGTGAAGACTTCGCATCTGGTGGTACATTTGTTGATAAGATTATTGATAGTAAGACATACGTTGTCAACGTTGGTATTTCAACTGTGGATCACAACTATGCTAGAGCTGGACTTTCACAAAAAGGTAAGAGAATTGCTTCTTCTATAGAACAGGGATTCTCTGGATTTGATGTTGTTGAAAAAATTGATGCTGCTAAGTTTAGAATTCAAGCTGGACTAACAACACAGAGAGCATTATTCAAGAGAGGTGGTAGAATTGATAAACCTATATTTGTTGATATCGCAGAACCAGATGGATATTTCAATAGATCATTGGAATACTACGGTGGTTCAACTGGTATTGGCACAAATGCTACTGTAGACTTCCGTGTCAACGTGGACGGAAATATATCTGAATTTAATATCACTGAAGAAGGAACTGCATTTAAGGTAAGTGAAGAACTAACTGTATCTGGTATTGTCACAGATCCAAGAGTAGGCGTTCTAACTGAATTTAAACTAACAGTAGAAGAACTTGAGAGTGATACATTCTCTGGATTCTATCCAGGCCAGTTTATATTGTTTGATGATATATCACAATTCTTCAACGGAACTAGAACTAAGTTTACCCTGTCTGTAACAACTAGTGGTGTAACAGAAATCTTAAGTCTCAAGACTCTGCCTGGAAGTGATATGGATATTACTAATAATATCTTTATCTACGTTAATGATATTCTACAAACTCCACAGTCTGCTTACACATTTAAGGGTAGTAGAGTCATCTTTAGTGAGGCACCAAAACCAAACTCTAAGTGTTCTGTATTCTACTTTAGAGGTTCTAAGAGAGATGTTGAAACTGTTGATCCAGTTGCATCATTGAAGCCTGGTGATATTGTTAGAATTAAAGAGAATAGATTTGATCCATTAGATAGAGACCAGTTTGAAAGAACATCTAAGAGGATAGTTGCTTCTGATGTATTAGAAACATTCACATATAACAGTCTAGGAATTAGTACAGATCAGAATAAAGAAAGACCTCTATCATGGGAAAAACAAAAATCAGATAAGATACTCTCTGGTGTTCTAATTCCTAAATCTAGACCAGCATTGAAGAGTAGAGTTCTACCAACAACTAGAATTATCAAGAATGTTGGCGATTTAGATGATAGTTTCTATGTAAACAATGCGTTCCCAGTATTCAATGCTATTGATAAGTTAATACAGTCTGAAAGAAATGTTACTATCTTTGAAGATCAAAATGTAGAGCCTGGAATTGTAACTTCACAAGTTTCTACATCATCCAGTATATCATCCTTGACTGTAAGTTTTGGTGGAACTGGGTATGCAAATCTAACCAACCCAACTGTTGCAATATCAAGTGCATTGATTGAACGTAAAGACCCAATTTCTGCTTGGAAATTTGATGCAATTACTGGTATCACATCATCTATTGAGTTTAGGGCTATTTCTAAAGAAGATCCATACATCGCTGTTGGTAAGAGTAGTTTCTATATGAATACTAAGAGTGGTACATTCTGGGAGAGAGGTAGAATTGGATTTGGTGGAACTATAACCTTTAATGGTGTTGGTGTTGGTAATTCAGTCCATAGTCCTAATGTGTATGCAATGGCAGCTGGAGATTTTGCTTCTCTAGCTAGAGCAGTTGCGATAGGTAATAGTATTTCAACATGGACTCCTATTGATCTAAAAGAACAAAGACAAATCCCTGCTATCGGACAAGTCTTAACAGTTGACAGTACATATCAGGGTAATTTCCAAGATGTTATCTGGGAAGGAGTTACAAATACATGGGTAGCGGTTGGTGCTGCTGGATCTATATTCACCGCTGTTGGTCTTACAACAGCTGAAGCTTTCAGTCAATACTCAGGAACATTACAACAACTAAATGCTGTTACTTTCGGTCAATCTGAATTTATAGCTGTTGGTAATGGTGGTGTAATTCTTGCATCAAATGATGGAACTGGTTGGTCTCCAAAAGTAAGTAATACTGTATTTGATTTGAATGATGTTCTTTATGATGGTAGTAGATTTATTGTTGTTGGTGATAACGGTACTATTGGTATTTCAACCGATAAAAACTTCTGGCAACCTTGGAGTCAACAGTTACCAGCTGGAACACAACACCCTGCTGGATTTGACTTCGCTAAAATTAAATACTTCGATAATCTATACGTTGGTATTTCTACAGTCGGTGATCTTTATTACTCATTCGACCTTGCAAACTGGAATAAGAGAGACATAGATCATCCTAATGAGATTCGTGATTTAGTTGATACTCCATATGGTGATTTCTCAAGTAGAAGAGTTATCACAGTTGGGTCAGGAACAACTACTTTCTATGCAGATCCAGTAATAAATAGAGCCACTGCAACTTCTTCTGTAACTGCTGGTGTTATTACATCTGTAACGATTACAGACGGTGGATTTGGTTATAAGGTTGGAAGTAATCCTCCAGTAATCGTAGAATCAGATAGCATCAAGAGTGAGGATATATTCTCAGTTGATGCAATCGGTGACTTTGGTGATATTGTAGGAGTAAATACATACTTACCAGGCAACAGTACAACATTACCTAGACTTGAGTTTACACTTAAATCTCAATCTAACGATAATACCAACTTAGGTTATGGATATTCTTCACTAAATTCACTTGGAGTTGAATTTACTGGATTATCTAAGGGAGATTACTTTACAATCTATGACAGTTCATTGGTTGTTGGTCATGCCCTAACTGGAATCACTACTTCAAGTGGTTCTAATGAGGTTGTTGGTATGGTGACTGCTGGTGATTATCTTGGTGGTGTGTTCAGAGTTGAACAGATAACAGCTGGTGATGCAGTATCTGGATTAGCAACTGTAACATGTGCTTTCTTACCAGGCCCTGTATCATTTGGAAATAACAAGATCCAAGTTGGTGTCGGTACGACTGCAACTACCGATACGTTCTGGGGTAAATATAGTTGGGGTAAATTCCTTGGATATCAGAATCGTGGTGCTGGTAATCCAACAAGTTTCCTCGTGAATCCCATGAATGGTAATGTAGGATTATCTACTGCTGCCGTAGTAGCCAGAACTAAACCACTAACTTAACCCCTAAATAAAACAAAAAGACTAGTTTTTTTAAAATGCCTGCCATAATATCCGAACAGTTTAGAATTTTAAATGCCGAAACTTTTGTACAGAGTTTTGTCGGAGTCGGATCTACTGTTAACAAATACTACGCCTTTATGGGACTACCAAATTCCATAGAGCCAAAGGCAGGCGGTACTGCCACATGGGCAACCGACACCCCTTCACCTCTTGATGGATTCGAGGAAGAATACTCCATAAAGGAGTCTATCATTGCGATGAAGAAAGTTACTGACAAAGATGTTCGCAGACTTGTCAGAAAAGTAAAATGGGTTGCTGGTACTACCTATGAGATGTACAGACATGACTACAATATTTACAATCTCACACCAATAACTTCACAAGGTAGTTTGTATGATTCAAATTACTACATAGTGAATGAGGACTTGAAAGTTTACATTTGTCTCCAAAATGGATCAGACCCTGAGAACCCCAAGGGTAGGCCTTCATATGACCAACCCACATTTGTTGACCTTGAGCCAAGAGCAGCTGGCACTAGTGGCGATGGTTATGTTTGGAAATATCTTTATACGATTAAACCATCCGAGATCGTTAAATTTGACTCTATTGAATACATACCAGTGCCCGAAAACTGGGGCAACCAAGGCGAGACTGTTGCAACAAAGGCTAATGCTATAGATGGAAAAATCGAAGTTGTTGTTGTTAATGATAGAGGCTCTAACTATCAACCGATCTCTACATCTTTTGCCAATGTTCCAATTCTCGGAGATGGATCAGGAGGAAAGGCTACAATTACGATTGATTCTTTCGGAAAGGTATCTGAAGTATTTGTTACTGACGGAGGAGAAGGATATACCCACGGATCCATACAGTTCTTCCCAGGCGCTCCTGGCAGTGAGTCTGGCGGTGTTCTTGCTAACCTTACCAATACTGGAATAGGAACTACGTCTGTTGCTGGTTTTAGTGTAATTATTCCACCCAAAGGTGGTCACGGATATGACATCTATAGAGAGTTAGGTGCATATAGAGCTTTACTATATTCTAGATTTGAAACACTAGAAACTAACCCTGATATTATTGAAGGTAATGACTTCGCTAGGGTTGGACTTATAAAAAATCCCACTGTGTTTGGTAGTAGTACAGAATTACTAGACACTGCGATGGTCAGTGGTCTAAAGGCACTCAAACTTTCTGGTGTAACAACAGCAACAACCTATGCTGTTGACTCTGAGATTACACAGACAGTTGGTTTAGGATCAACTGCTATAGGTTATGTAGCGTCATGGGATAACGTTACTGGAGTTTTGAAGTATTATCAACCAATGGGTCTTGCATCTAGTGAAACTGGATATAAGATAATTCCATTTACATCAAATCCAGAAGCAGGGTACGGAGTTACGATTAACGGATCGTCTGTGGTAGGGTCACTCCTCACTGTTGATACCAATTTTAACGGTGTCAGTACCTCAATAAATAATAAAGTATATCAACTTGGTATGAGTTTTAGTGCTGGTATTTCATCCGCTGAGTTCAATACTAAATCTGGTGAAATAATCTATATTGATAATCGAACTGCAATTCCTAGATCATCAAGTCAAAAGGAAGACATCAAAATAGTGCTGGAGTTTTAAAGAGCAATGCCACAAAATACCAACTTAAATTCATCTCCATACTTTGATGATTTTGAAGAACTAAAAAATTATCAAAGGGTACTATTCAAGCCAGGTTTACCCATACAGTCTAGGGAACTTACAACACTTCAATCTATCTTACAGAGTCAGATTGAAAAATTTGGTAAGCACTTTTTTAAAGAAGGTTCTGTTGTAATTCCAGGCCAAATCGCTTATGATTCTGAGTATACTTGTGTACAGATTGATGATGCACATTTAGGTATCCCTGTTTCTCTTTACTTAGAAAACTTAAAGGGTAAGAAAATTAGAGGAGAAACTAGTGGTGTTACAGCTAAGGTAGAAACATATATTACCAACAGAGAATCAGTCAGAGGAGCATATACTTTATACATCAAATATCAAAGTTCTAGTGACACTGATTTCTCAAGAAAAACATTTGCAGACGGAGAGAACTTACTCTTAGAAGAGGATCTAAACTACTCTCTTTCTAGTATCAGATCTGGTGCTAGTTTTGCGACAACACTCATATCAAATTCGACTGCAACAGGTGCTGCAGCTAAGATAGCCACTGGTGTTTATTTTATCAGAGGTTTCTTTGTAACTGTTTCTGACTCTACAGTTATACTAGATCAGTACAGTGATACTCCATCATATAGGGTAGGTCTTTTAGTAAAAGAAGAATTAGTAACTGCTTCTTCCACAGATAATGATCTATATGATAATGCAAGAGGATTTTCAAACTTTGCAGCGCCTGGTGCTGATAGATTCAAACTATCTACAACTCTAATTAAGAAGTCTCTTACCGATCTAAATGATGAGAACTTTGTAGAGTTGATGAGAATTGAAAATGGTATTCTACAAAAATTCGTAAAAGCTGGTGTAAACGAGTATAATTTAATTCGAGATGAATTAGCAAGAAGAACTTTTGATGAGTCTGGACATTATTATATAAAACCTTTTCCCATTGATCCTAAAGAGTGTTTGAATGATAGAATAGGAAACAATGGTGCATATTATTCTAACCAACTAACACAGCAAGGAAATACACCATCAGATGACTTGATGTGTCTATCCATAGGGCCTGGAAAGGCATATGTTAAGGGATATGAGATAGAAACTCTTAATACTACAACTGTTGACGTTCCTAAACCTCGTACAACACAAAAAATAGTTAACGAATCATTGCCATTTAGTGTAGGTAGACAGATAGAACTTAATAATGTCTATGGTTCACCTCTAATTGGTATTACCACAAGTTCTTATGTAAAACTATTCAACGAAAGAACTTCTACTGTAGGCACATCAAACGGTGAACAAGTTGGTGTTGCCAGAGTATATGATATGAAATTGAAGAATGTTGGTTATGCAGATTCTTCTACAATATTTGAATCATCTTTGTATGATATTCAGACATTCACATATCTACAACTAAACACAAAGGCGACTGTAAATCTTCCAGCATACATCGTTGGACAAAACAGTAATGCTTCTGGATATGCTTACACATCTTCAAATGGATCTACACAACTTACTTTGTATCAGGTATCTGGTCAATTCCAAGTAGGTGAGGAATTCTTTATCAATGGTGTTACTGCAAATAGAAGTATCACAGAAGTAGAAGATTATGGAATAGAAGATGTCAAACAGATAGTCAGTAACGATATGACTAACTATCCGTTTACTGCTGATCCAATTTTAAGTCTAGGACATTTGATAGCTCCTATTGCAACTCAGTTTACCGTGAGTGCAAAGGTTGGCGGAGCATCTACAATATCATCTCCTAGTGCTAGTTTTGTCAACTCTGGTATCAAGACAGGTGACATCATTCAGTACAGTGTTGGTGGAAACAGTGTTCCTACTTATAACAGAGTTACAGATGTAAATGCCATTGCAATTAGTCTAGAAGCAACCACAGACGTTGAGAATGTATGTTCTGGTGCATTACCAACTAGTGAAGTAAATGCAAA